TCTGAGTCTTGGTGGTTTGAGGCTTATGCAGGCAGGCTGATTTTGTTTCCTTCGTCGCTAACCCACATGGTTCCCGAAGTCAAAGGCGATGATACAAGAATCTCACTATCGTTTAACACCTTTCCCGTCGGTGTAGTTGGGGAAGAAATGGACTTAACTGGACTTAGGCTGGAGGCGTAATGGCTCACTTTGCCCGTATTGATGAAAATGGTGTGGTGCAACAAGTCGTGGTGGTTGACAACAAAGATACGGCTGATGCTTTCGGTGTTGAGAAAGAGCATATCGGCGCAGCGCATCTTGAGAAGATTCTTGGTGGCACTTGGAAGCAAACCTCCTACAACGGCAACATGCGTAAGAACTACGCAGGGATTGGCTACACCTACTGGTCTGTCATTGACGCCTTTGTTCCGCCACAACCTTTCCCGTCTTGGTTGCTAAACGATGATGCACAGTGGGAAGCACCTGTAGCTATGCCGACGGACGGTGAGATGTACGCATGGGATGAAGCAACCACTTCTTGGGTAGCACAAAATGGCTAACACCATCAACGCCACATCAGGCGTAGGCATAGTCTCTACGGCTGACAATACCAATGAACTCATCCTGCAAACCAATGGTACGAATGCACTGAGCATTGATAGCAGCCAGAACGTATCGTTTGCACAGACGCTTGCCCTTGGCGTGTCTAACACGCTCATGGAACTTACGTTATCTGCCGCAGCAGAGACGGTAACCATTGCAGCAACAGCCGCCACGGGTACGGTTAACTTTGACGTATCGACACAGTCAATCCTGTACTACACCAGTAACGCATCTGCTAACTGGACACTGAATATCCGTGGGTCTAGTTCTGTAGCACTGAATAGCATCATGAGTACAGGCCAGAGCGTGACGGTCACTCACTTGGTGACTCAGGGTGGGACGGCCTACTACAACTCAGCGTTAACCGTGGACGGCAGTAGCGTTACGCCTAAGTGGTCAGGTGGTACGGCGCCAAGCGCAGGCAATGCTAATAGCGTAGATGTTTACACCTACACGCTTATCAAGACTGGTAGCGGTTCGTTCACCGTCTTTGCAAGCCAGACTAGGTACGCATAATGCCTATCCTGTCTGCATTCGGTGCTGCTAAAGCCATAGGTGTTGCAGGCAATCAGCCTGTGCAAAACTATTCCTATGACTTTAGTAGTGGGGTTGTTACTTATCCAACCAATGCAGCGTTTGCTGTAGGTTCTAATGACTTCTCTATCGAATGCTTTGTTTACTTAGACGCTGCGCCTGCTATATCCGCTCCAGTACTAGACTTTGGATTTTCAACGACGCTTGGAACTACATACAATTTAAGATGTCAGTTTTACATTGATTCAAACAGACGTTTAGTTTTTGTCAGAAATTTGAACACTTCAATACAGACTGTTAGCGGCTCAAACCCACAGATTTCGTTGTCAACCTGGACTTACATTGCTTGTTCGCGAGTCTCAGGTACGTTAAAGATGTTTGTAGGAACGACTCAAGTAGCGTCTACTTTGGTTGGCGGAACGATACAAACGGCGGCTGCACCACCAACCATTGGTAATGGTTCCGTGCAAACAAGCAGATACATTGACGGAAAGATTAGCAACCTAAGATTTAACGTCGGTTCAGGGTTTACATCCGCAACCATACCTACGCAACCTTTGACTGCTGTGGCGACAACAAAGATACTTACTTGTCAGTCGGCTACGATCAAAGACAATAGCGTGGCTAATGCTGGTGGGCCGTGGTCTATCACTAGCTCTGGCGTTACTGTTTCTGGCTCTAGTCCGTTTTAATATGTTTGATCTTCTATCAGGTGGTTTATTGGGATCTGTAGTTGGCGGTATTTTTCGTCTAGCCCCAGAGATCCTTAAGTTCCTTGATAAGAAGAACGAGCGGCAGCATGAGCTATCCATGTTCCAGTTGCAGACCGACTTGGAAAAGCTACGCGGTGAATTTAAGGTGGAGGAAAAGTATGTTGACTACTCGGTTCAACAACTGGATACCATCAAAAGCGCGTTTCAAGAGCAGGCTGAAACGGCTAAAGCAGCGGGTCCAATGGTGGCTGCTATCTCGGCGCTGGTTCGTCCGGGCATCACTTGGTGTCTCTTCTTTATGTATGCGTCAGTCAAGGCGGCTGCGATTGTTATGGCATTTCAGACGGGTGCGGCATGGACTGAAGTTGTAACGAAGTGCTGGGACGAGGACGATTTTGGCCTGTTTACGATGGTGCTTACGTACTGGTTTGTTACAAGAAGCTTGGAAAAATACCGTAAGACATGAACCATGAGCAATTCATTGAACTTGTCAGAATACGTGCAGATGTTGAGGCGCAATTACGGTTCATTGAAGAACAGCGGCGAATCATTGCCGAGCAAACCAGAAGAATCCTTGAACTCCTTGGACGCCGCGAAGCAGATAGCCAAGGAGACTCTGATCAAACCCTTTGAGGGTCTTGCGAGGCGTCTGCCTGATGGAAGAGTTCAAGCCTATCCAGACCCCGGAACCCGTGGGCATCCTTGGACCATCGGTTGGGGGGCTACCGGACCAGACATTAATCCCGGCACCATCTGGACAATGGAGCAGTGCGAAGACGCCTTGGACCATCATGTGGAGTATTTTGTCCGAGGTCTGGTAAAGCTTTCACCCAAGATTCAAACCGCACTACCAAGGCGCATTGCCGCTGTGACTAGCTGGGTCTACAATTGTGGCCTAGGGAACTACCGAGTTTCCACGTTCAAAAAGCGTATTGATGCGGGAGATTGGGATGGTGCAGCCGATCAGTGCTTGTTATGGAATAAGGCATCGGGTCGAGTCCTTCCTGGCCTCACGCGCCGACGTGCTGCTGAAGCTGCCTTAATGAGGTGAGCCGTGCCTTTACAAAAGATCCTTAATCGACCTGGTATCAACCGAGAAAATACTCGCTATACGTCTGAGAGCGGTTGGTATGTCTCTGACAAGGTGCGTTTTCGTCAGGGTACGCCAGAAAAGATTGGCGGCTGGGCAAGGATTTCATCCAATACATTCTTAGGCACGTGCCGGTCATTATGGAACTGGGTAACGCTGACAGCTAACAATCTAATGGGTTGTGGCACCAGTGCTAAGTATTACATTGAGAGTGGTGGTGTATACAACGACATCACACCTATCCGTCAGTACACCTATTCAGCCACGTTAACCAACCCGTTTACCACGACCAACGGGCAAAACACGATCTCGGTCAGTGATACGGACCATGGCGCACAAGCTGGGTCTATTGTTTACTTCACAGGATCTTCAGCGGTTGGCGGAATACCGGCGGCTGAGATCAATACAAGACATGCGATCACATCCATTACGGATGCTAATACCTATGTCATTACGGTCACTACATCGGCTTCGTCTTCTGCAACGGGTGGCGGCACAGTAACAGCCACGTATTACATCAATGGTCGGTTACTTGGCACAGATCCATTTGCGACAACCAGTGGTAGCAATGTTGTTACGGTAACGGCAACCGGTCATGGCGGCCAGACGGGTGATTACGTTACCTTCTCTGGGGCGTCTACCTTTGCCAACGTGGATATGAATGGTGAGTTCACGATCACCGTTATTGATACGAATAGCTTTACCGTCAATGCCAGTACCAATGCGTCATCAACGACAACAGGTGGCGGATCTGCTGTACGTGCTACGTATCAAATTACCATTGGGCCGGAAGATCAGGTGGCGCAGGTTGGATTTGGCGCAGGTGCTTGGGGGGCAGGGAAGTTCGGTGGTGTCGGCACGTTTGTACCGGATGCGCTGAGACTATGGTCGGCCATGAACTTTGGCGAAGATCTTGTGTTTGCACCTCGCGGCGGCGGTGTTTATTACTGGGATGCAACAAACGGCCTAGGTACGCGTGGTGTAAGTATTGAGACATTACCGGGAGCGACAGATCCTCCGGTCGTACAGAACCTAGTTTTTGTATCTGATGTGTATCGGTTTGTATTTTGTTTAGGTGCAAACGATTACCTATCAGAT